GGCGGTGCAAAAAATGTCGTAAATTGTAGATGTGTTGTTGTTTATGTAGATGAAGAAGATTTAGGCAATGTCACAGGAGATTCACAACTGGTAGATAGAGACCCTGTTGATCAAACATCACCTTATAGATTTCCTAGTGATAATCCAATAGTTAATAGTACAAATGATGTTGTATTTTTGGATGCACCAAAAAATGTACAAGATGCTATAAGAAATGTTGGGCCAATCTCAGAAATAACTTCAGAAGGTATGTCTGGTCTTAGTACAGGTGCATATTACTTTCCTTTCAACAAGAGCTTAAATATGCCTAAAAGTTATGGTAAGCCGAATAATCCACGTTACAAGGTTGTTTACTCACACGAGTATGGACATCATTTAGATTTTGTCGTTGCAAAATTTGTTAGTATGAATATAACCACACAAACTAAATTTAGAAAGTTTGTAAAAAAGAATGATATTACAGATGCAGAGCTAGATGACATTTTTAATTTAAGAGTAATTTCAGGATTAGGAATTAAAAAACACTTTAGTAAAGACAGAAAGAATCTTACAAAGACTAACAAAGATAATCTCAAATTAATGGTACAAGATAGAGCTACTACTGAAAAAGTGTTAAAAGATTTAGGTATAAATTCAAGAATGGAAAGAGTGGTCAGTCAATATAGTGGTATGACAAGAGACATGCCAGTTAGAAAATTTATTATACCTTTTGAAGAAGCTGAGCAAAGACTTATAAATTATCTCAAAAATGGTACAGTCACTTATCAAGACTTACAGGTGATACACGGAAAAAACTTTTTTAAAAAAATATATGCAGGTGATGCTTCAGTCGGTGGTATAGATGCAGGATTCTTACAAATGGTTAATAGTAGTAGATACAGAGTTTTTAACCCTACTGGAAAGAATCCATTTGATTTTTACACAAGTCTTATGAGTGAACAAATGAGGGCAGAACTTGTAAACTTTAATGATTTCATAGGAAGTTTAACTAATGCAAAGATTTACACAGGGCATGGTAGTAAGTATTACAGTAGAAAAAAGTTTGAGACTTTAAGGGGTTGGAGTGCACCGATGACAACAGAAATGATGGCTAATTACACATCTTTAATGACAAGTACAAACAGAGAATTCTGGAGAAAACATCTTAGAGAAATTGCTCCTGAATCTTTAGATTTCTTTGATGAGCTATTTGAGTTGATTGGTAATACTGAAGGGGGTTTCAATTAAATGAGCTTAGATGTAGGTTACACCAACGAATTTAATGATCCTATTCTTGATGAGTTGGTCTTTGAATACAGGTCAAAGTTTCCTTATAAAAGAAGCTTGACACTAATACCTGATTATCAAAGGCCTACAGGTGAAAATATAGAGAGAAGAACCAGAGCAAAACTTATAAGCCTTTTTTTAAATGCTATTCAAAGAGATAAAGAATTAACGAGAGATCAAATACAAAAGATTTTTACACCAAGATTACCCAAAAATGCTTTTACATAAATGTTTTGATCTATATACATCTTGTGCTAGACTCCAAATATAATTACTATATGTAGTGTTATGCCAATACCGAAACCGAAAACAGGAGAAAGTAGGCAAAATTTTATGCAGAGATGTATGGGAGATAAGACAATGACCTCAGAATATGACAAAAACCAAAGGTTGGCAGTCTGTGCAAGTTCGTACAATTCAAAACAGGAAGATTCCGAAGAAGCTAAAGAAGAAATAAGAAAAGACGTTTTTACAACACAGGAAGAAGCTGAAGAAAGAGCAGAAAAAATTGGTTGTGTAGGATTCCACTCACATGATGAAGATGGAAAAAAAGTATATATGCCATGCGAAACACATACAGATTATGTAAGAGCAATGGGAGAAGATGTTAAAAATGATGAACCTGTAGAATTACACGAAACAGAACATCTTGAATTCAAAACTGAAATCAAAGCATACTCAGATGAAGAAAACAAAGAAGAGGGAGTTTTTGAGGGCTATGGTTCAGTATTCAACAAAACAGACTTGGGTAATGATGTCGTTAAATACGGTGCTTTCAAAAAATCATTAAGAAGGAAAGGAGCAAAAGGGGTTAAGCTTTTGTATCAACATAAATCTGATATGCCTATAGGGGTATTTGATGAAATCAAAGAAGATGAACACGGTCTTAAAGTAAAAGGCAGATTAGCACTGAAAACTCAAACTGGAAGAGATGCCTTTGAGTTAATGAAAATGGGTGCATTAGATGGACTTAGCATAGGATTCAAGCCAAATCCGAAAGCTACCCGCTACGAAAAGAATACCAATAAAAGAATTCTTGAAGAAGTGGAACTTATGGAAATATCTTTAGTAACTTTCCCTATGAATCAATCGGCTAGAATTCGTAGTGTGAAAGGTCAAGATTTTTCTATTAGAGAGTGGGAAAATGGAATGCGAGATGCTTTCAATCTTTCTCGTTCAGAAGCAAAGATGGCGGCAAAAGCTGTACATCAGGTATTTGAGCAACGAGATGTTGATACAAATACTGAATTGGCAGAAGCCTTAAATAACCTTAATAATAAATTCAACTCTTGGAGAAAAGATGGAAAATAACGAAATAAAGAGTGCAGTTGATGGTATCGGTCATGCTTTTGAAGAATTCAAAAAAGCAAATGACGAGAGATTAGATGCACTTGAAAAGGGTGACAGTTATGATGGTTTACTGGACGACAAATTAGCAAAGATTGAATCTAAGCTAGATGCATTTGAAGATGTAAACCAAAAATTAACACAAGCCAATCTAAATCAAGAGAATCTAAAGGAGCAAGTAGTAAACCTTGAAACAGTCTTAAAAAGACCAAATGCAGGTTTAGATACAAAGCAAATTGATGATTCTTTAATTGCCTTTGATGCTTATTGCAGAAAAGGATTTGATGCTTTAACAGAAGCAGAGAAAAAAGCATTAACAGTATCAAACGATTCTACAGGTGGATATTTAGCTCCACCAGAATACGTAAGAGAATTAATCAAAGACGTGACTGAAATCTCACCTATCAGATCAATTGCTAGAGTAAGATCAACAGGTCAAAGATCAATTCAAATACCAAAAAGAACTGGTACATTCGCAGCTCAATGGGTTGCTGAAAGTGGCACAAGATCAGAAACAACTGGTTATCAAGTCGGTTTAGAAGAAATACCTGCACACGAATACTATGCAATGGTAGATATTTCTGAACAAGATTTAGAGGATTCAGTATTCAATCTTGAAGCTGAAATGCAATCAGAATTTTCAGAACAGTTCGCAAAAGCAGAAGGCACAGCTTTCGTAAGTGGTAATGCAGTTGGTAAACCTGAAGGCTTCATGACTAACAGTAGTGTTAGCGAAGTTGTATCAGGAGCAGGTGCTGCACTTACAGGTGATGGGCTTATTGCTTTGGTACACAGTATCAAGTCAGAATACAGCAGAAATGCAACTTTTGTTTTCAATAGAAGCACATTAGCAGAAATCAGAAAACTTAAAGATACTGCTGGTCAGTATGTATTCCAAGCTGGTATGATGCTTACAAGTGGTGTTCCTAATTCAGTATTAGGTTTCCCATATATACAAGCAACAGACATGCCAAGTGTTGGTGCTGGTAACTTCCCTATTGCCTTTGGTGATTTCAGCAGAGGATATATGATCGTAGATAGAATTGCGATGGCAGTCTTAAGAGACCCATTCACACAAGCTACTTCAGGTAATGTTAGATATATTGCTAGAAGAAGAACTGGTGGTCAGGTAATACTTCCTGAAGCAATCGTTAAACAAAAAGTTTCAGCATAAAGGAGTAAATTAGAATGAAAGATTTAAGTAATAATATAAGTCCTGCTGTAAGTTTAGCCGTAGCTGTAAGATCAGCCGCAGCTAACGGAACAGGTGTTGACCTACAAGGTTATGAATCAGCTACTGCTTTAGTAGATGTTGGTGCAGAGGGAGATACTTTATCTTCATCTGTCTACTTTGAAGTCTCATTAGAACATTCTGATGATGATTCAACATATACAGACGTAGCACAAGCTGACATCATTGACGGAACTATCGCTTCAGGTGGAATATTCTTGAAGTTAGATGGAACTGCTGGTGGTGATCCTGATTCTGCTGGTGGCATTTTCAGAGTTGGTTATGTTGGTGGCAAGAGATACCTAAGAGCTGTATTAGCAAAAACTGGTACACACTCAAATGGTACACCTCTTGGTGTAATGATCGTCAAAGGTCATGCCAGACATACCACAGATAATGCATTCACACCGCATAATGCTTAGTAGTATGAGTTTGAGGGGTGGCAACACCCCTCTTTTTTTAAGGAGATAAAATGCCATATCACGTGGATAAAGACAAAAAGAAGCCTAAGAAAAAGGGCAACATGAACAAACCAAAAAAATCTCTCAGAGGTTTAAGTAAATATTTAAGAGGTAAATAATGAAACAATTTAAAATACTTGTACCAAAGGCTGGTAGTAATGATGAACACGGATTATCACAAAAGTTATATGTGCTTGATGAAATTGTTGAAGCCAAAGATTCTTGGCAGGAAGAATTAATGAATTCATTTGTACAGAATGGTTGGGCTATGGAAGTGAAAGTAGATTCTTCTATGGAAGAAGGCGAAGCTGTCCGAGCTAGAGATGATAAAGGTCATTATGTAGCAGATGATCCAAGCACTCCTGATGTCAATGAAGCATACGTTGGTGGTAAAGCACCGGCAAAGAAAACTACCAAAAAGAAAACTACTAAAAAGAAAAGTTAAGTCCTAGGGGCGGTTATAAATATATTTAATCCTGTAGTGTAAGATTTCCTCAATCGCCCCATCTTTTTCAAAAAAAACACCCTCTAAGACCCTTATAAATAGATACCTGCCACGAAACATATAACTATTTTGTCCATAGTGTTTACAAATATAAACATATGTAGTCTAATAACTGTATGGAGAAATTAAATATGACAACTTTAGAAAAACATTTTCTTACTCATCTTGAGAATAGAAAGTCTTTTAAAATATACTCTACTAAGCAATTAGAGGAACTTGAAGATAAACTTTATGAAATGTTGATTGATAATATTAGCGATCAAAATATTGTTGATAAACTTGATTCAGTTCAAAATGAATTAAGACATCGTGAAGATGATATGATGTTTCGTGCTGAATGTGGTGACGAAGATTATGACGATTCTGAGACAAGACTATGGAATGAGGAGTCACAATATGAATAACGGAGTTGAACAATTCAGCGATTACGGAGTTAGAAAATGGGATTCCATGACTTGTAAAATAGACGGAGTTTATATTGAAGGCACGATAAAAACTTTGACTGAAAATGGAATAACAATCTTGCCTACCGAAGTGAACTTTTCTACTGTGAGATTTAATGACGATAGAGAAGAAATTGTAATTAACAAAAAAGATTTTGATAAGGTGCAACTTGAAATCTTTACATACCATAGAGGTGGTGACAATGATTCAATAGGTTGTTCACCTTATCCTGAGGAGTGGCGCAGGTCTTGGTTTTAAGTTCCACATGGAACAACTACAGAGGGGGACTTGAAAAAATCCCCTTTTTTTTTATACTTTCACTAGCCTTTGATTTATCTGAATTATTTAGATATTTTTTAGGGCCTCCTTTGGGTTACTTTGGTAGCCCTTTTTTTTGTCCTAAATTTGCATTAGACTAGCACTATGGCTAGTAAAGCAAACAGCATATCTAAACTTGAAGCAGTAGAAAGAGAGACAGCTTTGAGATTCAAACACATTGAAGAAAGACTTGAAAAAGGTCATGCTCGTTTCAACAAACTAGATGCTATGGTTTGGGGTCTGTATGGTTTATTAGTTGCATCAATAGGTATTGATAAACTTTTATAGGAGAAAAAATGAGTAATGCCGATAAAGTAAAACAGCTAGAAGCTGAAAACGAAAAACTAAAAAAACAATTAGAAGATACAAACTTCTTATTGGGACAGTATATGAATCAGAAAGTTCAACTAGAGCAACAGCTTATGTTAATGAACAAAGAAATGGCACAACAAGATAACGTTGAAATGCCACAAGTAGTTGAGGGTGAAACAGTTAATTAATGGGTAGTCTCGTTGTCAGTAGTGCTCCATCATCAGAACCCCTTACTCTATCTGATACGAAATCGTATCTTAGGGTTGATCATTCCAATGACGATTCGTTAATAACTAGTCTCATAATCGCAAGTCGTGAATTGGTTGAGGAGCATACTGGCCGAGCCTTAATTACTCAAACATTAAATCTATTTTTAGATGGCTTTAACGAAACGGAAAACCCACTATGGGAAGGTGTCAGAACAGGGCCATATCTAAACTTCTACAAAAACTATATTGACCTACCTAGATCACCTGTTGCATCAGTTACAAGCATACACACCTTTGATGATGATGATAACTCTACTCTATATGCGACAACAAACTATTACGTTAATTCAGCAAGAGAACCAGCAAGAATAGTTTTGAGGACAGGTTCTACATGGCCAACAGCTTTACGAGTAGCAAATGCAATCAAGGTTGTTTACGTAGCTGGATATGGTGGTGCAGGTTCAGTACCCAACCCAATCAAACAAGCAATGTTGCAATTAGTAGCACATATGTATGAACAAAGGGGTGATATGGCAGATGTCAATGGAGAAACAAAATTGCCAGTATTGGTAAACAAATTGTTAGCTCCATATGTAATACATAAAGGATTAGGAACTTCAAGTTTAATGGCGATTGGCTAATGACTGTCTCAATCGGCTCAATGCGAGAGCAAATCACAATTCAATCTTTAGGAACTTCACGTGATAGTGGTGGTGGAATATCATCTGATTATAGCGATTCTCAGACCATACAAGCCTCTATAAAGCCTTTAAATGGTAAAGAGGTGTACAAACAAGGGAAACTACAAGACCACGTTACACACGAAATAATGATCAGACACAATTCTAGTGTCACAGCAAAGAATAGAATAAAAATTGGCACAAGGTTTTTTAACATAAGATCAGTTATCAATGTTGATGAAAGAAGTCGGTATATGAAAATACTTGCTGAAGAGGGTGTTGCTACATGATTTATAGAAATACTGATGCACTCAAAAAAGGTTTGGAGAAAAGATTAGAAAAAACAGCGCCTATAGAAGTAGCAAAAAAATTACAAAAGGGTGCAAGATTGGTTGAAGGTACAGCTAAAGAATCAATCCAAAGAGGTGTTAAATCAGGTAGAGTATATACAAGAAAAGGAATACAACATCAGGCTTCAGCTTCTGGCGAACCACCAGCTTCTGACACAGGTTTTTTAGTTGCTAACATAACAACAGGTGATTTAAAAAAAGCAGTTGATAGCATTTCAATACAAGTAGAAAGCAAAGCTCCTTATTCAAAGTTCTTAGAATTCGGTACAAGGAATATGCAACCAAGACCTTTTCTTCAACCAGCATTAGAAAAAAACAAAAGAAAAATAGAAGCTTCATTCAAAAAAGGTGGTCTAATAAAATGAGTATTGGTCAGTTTGCATTACAAGAAGCGATTTACACAAGATTAAATACAGACAACACATTGACAAGTACATTGGGTGCTGGTGTTTATGATGAAGTAACACAGAATCAGGCAACACCATTTATATCTATGGGATATGGTACAGCTATTGATTACAGCACAAAAGATTTAGACGGTGGTGAGTTTACAGTAACCTTTGATATTTGGTCAGAATACAAAGGAGCAAAAGAATGTAAACAAATAATGGACAGGGTTCACACTTTGCTTCATAATCATAGTCTGAGTGTATCAGGATTTAATCTGATAAATTTAAGATTTGAATTTTCTGATATATTAATAGACCCAGATGGTGTTACAAGACATGGTGTCATGCGATTCCGTGCAATAATATTAGGTTAATATTTAGGAGAAAAATATGGCAGCACAAAAAGGTAAAGATGTCTTAATAAAAGTAGATAACTCAGGCACTTACGTAACAGTCGGTGGTCTTAGATCAAGTTCAATTACTTTAAATGATGAAGCAGTAGATGTGACTAATAAAAGTTCTAATGGATATAGAGAACTTCTTGCAGGTGGTGGTGTAAATTCAATTTCCATATCAGGGAGTGGGGTTTTTACTGATTCTGCATCAGAAGGGCTTATGAAGGACATGTATTTAGCACAACAAAACTTACAAGTTGATGGTTCAACTGCACAAACTGCGGCTTTCAGAAACTTAGAATTTTTCATTCCTCAGTTTTTTAAATTCAGAGGTAAGTTTATGATTGAATCATTAGAGTATGCTGGTGAATACAATGGTGAAGCTACTTATTCTGTTAGTTTCCAATCAAGTGGAATAATAGCAATAACAGCTTTTGATGCATAATGGCTTGGAATAAAGTAAAAGTTTCAGTGGACGGAGAAAGTATCAGTGCAATGCTGAAACATGATGAATCAGAACTTGAAATATCCAATGTTCTTGAAGTAGGTGATTCTATAAAAGTTGGTAAGAAAA